CCATCGTCTTAAGTCTGGGTCTACCCAATGCTGTTCAAAGTCTAAAATAGCTTCGCCTTTAATAGTTTCACCTTTTTCATTTTGGGTATTAACTGACGTAACTAGTTTTCCTGTTTCTGGGTCAATCTCAAACCTTTCCATTAATCCTGCGTATTCTCGCATTACCCAACCAGAAATAAAGTTTGCACCACTGTCTTTACCCGATTGTTTTTCACCAAAGAATACTAATATGTTTTGGTCACCCATTGTCTTGCTTCATACTCCTTTTGTCTTTTTTAGCTTCATAGCCCAACTCAGTAATGTTTACTGTCTTTACGGGTTGAAGCGTTTTGACAGTAACACCTTTCCACGCAAATTCTACTTCTTGTGGATGTTTTCTGTTTTGGTTTTTGGGGGTAACCCATTTTGGTTTACGAAGCATACGTCCAGAATTAGTCAGTTGTCTAAACACTCTATACGCAGCAGTATTTAAAATATTTGCCTCAACTACTACTACTTCTGTGCCAGACTTTTGTGTAACATTTTTGTCTTTGTCTTTAATTTCCTCTAGTTCAACAGTGAATTCCCAAAGCATTACTAACTCCTATTCTTTTAAGTATTGGATTAACAAAAGTTCGTGTTTCTGCTACTTTCATTATACCAAAATCTTTTTTTGGTAAATCTTCCGTAATAATATTAAAACACAGTCCACATTTCTCTTTAATGTCTTCTCTAGCTTTTTTACCAGCGTTGTCGTTATCGGTAAAAATTACCAGTGTCGTAGCACCACTTTTTTCTAATAACATAAGCTGGTCATCAGTTATTGAAGTACCAAACATTCCTAAAGCTATTTTAATACCCGCCTCTTCTAATCTTAATACATCTCCTTGTCCTTCAACAAGTATTGCACAACCACATTGTTTAATATGCTTTGCAGCAAACCAGTAGTTAAAGAAAAACGATTCAGCACGAAACCCTTTACTGTTTCTCCATTTAGATGCCCATAGTTCTTCGACTCTGTTTGTTGGACAATGACGATTAGTATAATGATATTTTTTACACTTTTTACAATACGGCTGAATCGTTCGTCCCACAACACCGACAATGTGTTCATGCATATCATCATACACAGGAAATACAACTCTGTCAAACATTTCTTTGCCCGCAGTCGCACAATATCCAACATCGTACTTCGTTAGAATCTTTTTGCTGAATCCCTGTCGCACATAAAAAGTCGCTGGAATCCGTAAACTCTTGATTGCTTGCTCTCGTTTTATTTGTACTGTTGTAGTTTTATTAGTTTTTAGTAAAGCCTTAGCCATTTTGGTATAATTACGCTGGTCTTTGAAATTCTTATTTTCTTCATAATTAATGGATTCTCCTAAAAAATTCGCAGCCCACTTTATTGCATCGAATCTCGAAATTTCTTTACTTTTTTCGACGCTAAGTAGACCGCGAATTAAGCCAATGCCATCTTTACCGTAGGTTTCATGACATTCTGCTGTATAACATTTCCATATTCCTAAATCATTATTAGTATAAACTACTAACGCTTCTTTTTTATCCCCACCATGAATTTCACAATTTGTACATATTCTGTTATCATAAATTTCGTATTCCAATCCAAATTCATCTAATACATCTTCCATACGCTCAGACAATCCGTATAAGATATTTTCAATGCTTTCGTCTGATACTAGAAAGGACAATCGTCTTCCTCCTCGTCGTCTTCAACAGGTATTGGTTTTCCTCCAGTAAATCCAGAATCATCTTCATCTTTAATACTAGCAGATTTCGTACCTAATTCCGTAACCTTTGAAATATTACCTTGTAAGTTCATATGTATATAATCGTTGTCTGATAAACTACTACCATAACGACATTCGATAGGTACAAGTTTTCTATTGCCAAATTCTGGCCCATCTTCTTCAATTTCTTCTGATGTTTTTCTCTTGAAGTCACACGCAGAAATGCACAACCACAACAAACGGTCAGAACCTGATAATACACTACCACCAGTTTCTTTAATACCTTCTCTGTTTGTTTGTACAAAAGCTAGACAAGGAATACTATATTGTTTAGTAAAGTCACTCAATTCTGATATTTGAAAACCCAAAGCTTGAAATTCTTGCATTTTTTGTAGTGTTTCAACATTCATAAGCTTAAAGTAATCATAAACTATCACACAAGGATTGGCTTCACCCGAATCGTCAAATCCAACATCTTTAAAAATCCATCGTCTAACAATACTTAATATTTCTTTAAAATCCATTCCACCAACCCTTTTATGAGATAGCGGCATTGCTTCTAATTCTTTATTAGCTAGAAAAACTCGTTCTTTTTCATCATCGTCTTGACCGAAATATCCTGTCTCAATTCTTTTAGTTGGAACGTCTGATAGTGTTGCCAACATTCTAAAAACCTGTTCTGTCTTATCCATTTCTGTATCAATGTACAGAGTTGGAATATTCATTTTACCAGAAATATGAAGTAACGCATCTTTAGCAAGTGATGACTTACCAATTTTTGGTCTAGCAGCAATTAATGAAACACCAGGACGCAAACCACCACCAATAATTTCGTTATAAATTGGCCAAGGAGTAGGAACACCAATCATTTCAATTGGGTTGTTTATCAAGTCGTTTAAAAGTTCTGAGTTTCCTTCTGCTATTTGAACGGGATTGTTATCGGTATTGTGATATAAATTATGAACCATATCAAACAATGCAGATTCTGGAATGTTAACTATTTCGTCAATAGTTTCATCACCAGTAACTTCTGCCATCTTGTTGTATATGTCTTTAAGTTTGTTTTTCCATTTTCTTGCGATTTCAAGTTTGGCGAGTTTTTTAGCATGGACTCTAACATTTGCTAATTCAACAGGAAAGTTGAATATAGACCTAATATAATCGTTGTATTTCCTATCAGATATAGTTGATGAAAAACCAAGAGTTTCGGCTGTTGCGACAATAGAAGACAAATCAATAGTTTCAATCCCTTGAATGTTTATTATATTGTCTATGACTCTAAAAATCATTTGATTATGTTGTTCTACAAACGACGATGAATCTATTATGTCAGATACATCAATCCATGCGTCTTTACCATATTGACATAACCCAGACACTACCGCTCTTTCTACACCCGTATTACCTTGTTTATCAGACACGTTTATTTCGCCCTCTTCCTTTCCCTTTGATTAAACATTTATCACAATACAATTCTTTAGAAAACGCGGGGTGTTTTTGTTCCTGTTTATTACATGATTCACATTGCCAATTTACCATATTGACCTTACCTCTACGTTGGCTAACATTAAACTTAACCTGTTTGGTAAAGTCTCTGTCAGCAGAACAATCATCGTTGTTGTCTTGAAATTGATTACCAGTAACTTGAATACTCTGAGATAAAGTTTTAGTGCCAATCACATTACCTTCTTCGTCTCTAACTTCTCTGTCAAAATTAGGGTCACGGGTCATAGTAAAATTTTCAACATCTGTTGCTCGTAGTCTTTTACTTCTTGTGTCAATTACTGGCTCTGGCTCTTTTGCAACATCAACCAAAACTAGTTTATGTTTCTTACAAGAAGGGCAACGTTTTCTTTTTTTATCAAACGGAAATCTTTCACCACAAGCATCACAAGTGTAATACGGTTCTTGTGTTGGTTCTTGTGTTGGCTCTGGCAGATTGTCTACTATTTTAGACTGCATCAACATAGCCATCTTCATTAGGTCTTTATCTCCGCTGTTCATAGCGGTTTCTATCATTTGTTTGGTATCTGTTATAATACTCATTGCGTTCTCCTTTTGGTGTTTTGAAGCTCTATAAAAGACTGTCCCATAGTATTTATTCGACTGGTAATGTAAGACAATTCGTCAACTATAGCTTGAGATATTTGTTTGAGTTTATGAAGTTTAAACGCAGCACTGTTGTCTGATATGATTGTTGCTTGTTTTTCTTCAAATTTCATATACTGACTGTAGTTTTTGCCATATTTAGCAGCCATTATGTGAATGCCTTTTTCCGCCCATTTCATTTTAGCTGTCTGACGATTTATTTCTTTTTGTACAAATATACCATACTGAGCTAATAAAACAGCACACTCTCCGCATCTTTCGGCAGACAACGCTTTTAATTCGACATAAGAAATGGTCAGAATCTTTTCAACTTCTGGACTATGAGTTATATGTTTTAAACACAACCTTTCGTCATAGTCGTTTAGTAATTGGTCAATTTCGTTCCACTGTGATTCTATCTTTCCTGTATTCTCGTCAGCCATTCGTTTTTATCCTCATTATATGGAAATTCAATCAAATCAAAATTATTAACTTCGCACCAATTGCGTTTGTCTTGGTCTCGTTTTTTTGCTCTGTAAAATTCTAATTTGTTTTTGTGAAAATGTCCAATAAATTTATAATGTTGTTCGCCTTGTACCTCAACAGCTACCTTGTACCTAGGTATAAAAAAATCCAAAGTCAATAAAGTACCTGGAATTCCTAGTTCTTCATAAATTACCTCAAGAGAAAAATAATCATTAAGTAGTTCTCTTGCTTTAGTATGATATGACGATGCGTTTTTTCTAGTGCCGGATTTATTGAAATTCAGAGTCATTTCCTGACCGTGCAATCCAATTACTCTCATGATAACATTTCCTGTACTTCTTTGGTTAGTTCTTTATACTTATCAGGATTGTCTACAAAATACTGTCGTAATTTTTCCGCACCTTGTACTTTGTATTCCTCATAAGTATACCAAGAGCCAGCTTTAGCAATAATTCCGATTTCTTCTGCAATTTTCATGGTTTCGTATATCATATCAATACCTTCACCATATCTAAGATAGCTTTCAATTTTTGCCCCAGGA